GTCAAAACTTCTTTGTTTGTTAGCAAGAGTAGCATCTACATGACCAACCGACCAACTTGGAGCAACATTCAATACACGATGCAATAAACTTCCTTTAGGGTTTGTAGGATCGTAGAAGATGGTCTTTACATAATCGTCATACAAAATCTCGCCCGTATTACATTCAAAATCAATGAGTCGCTTGTTACACAATGTACACTCTAATGAATTTGCTGTAATACTTTTTGAGATCCCTGTATTCTCAATATTAGTCTCCGCATGAATTTTATACCAGCCAATACCCTGTACCATAATCAAACGATCTTCTTGAAAATCGTCATAATGTTCATATTTCTTACCATTGATATCTCTATAGATTTTAAAAGAAGCAGTCTGATAAGCATTTAGATTAAAAGTAAGAGATAAATCATCATAAATACTTACTGCACCAAGAAAAGTTTTATCCTTTTTAGCAATGTAGATAATTGGTTTTTCAAGATTGTTCAAGAAATCAACGGGTAAATTAAATGATTGAACCGCCATCAGATCACCACCTTCCTTATTGGTCTATATTTCATAGTAAGAGTGCAATTACCCTCAACCTTAAATATGTTCGTTCTCTTGTTAATGTCGTTTACAATACGTGGAAGTTTATAGTTGGTATCGTTGTAGATTTTATGTGATATAGCTGTAGAAGTGATTTCTAAGATTGTTCCATCAATTTTTATAACTTCATTATTGATGCAATTATCCAGCTTGAAAATTTCACCCGATGTTTCATTGGTAATTTTGAGGTTACAAGCACTGGAAATATCAATTTCTATATCGGGATAAATATAACCAATTTCATCACTCATATCTACAAACTTTAACATACCAATACCATTTTCTGTTGTTGCCTTTAGTGTAATTAACTGTCCAAACCCAAATGGGGCATCTGTTGTCCCTGTGATTGTAATCCCAATAATATCACCAGCTATAGAAATAGGGGATACATTTAATTGTGCATTAAAATGAACTGTATCATAATCTAATCGTGTAACTGTGAATTCCTTATAATTATCTTTCCTCTGTAACCATCGAGCAATTGCAGAATACTCATATGAATCAATTGGCTCAAAATTCTGTTTCATAACTTGGAATTCAAACTTAATCGCTTCTGAATAACTTGAATTTCCATTTTTATACCATCTATTTTGAATAGGAGAGGAGGTTAGTGTAAATTCAATATTGCCACCTGTCGTATCAGATGGAGTATTCCCGTCAAATTCACATACCATCAGTCCATACTCATCAGAGGTCTTATTATCAAAAGTAAAACCACGAGTTTGAATTGTCATGGCAACCTCCTTTCTTTTTACATCCTTTTCTTCATTTCTTTTTCATATTTCTTTTTGAGTTTTTTCATTTCTCTGTTTGTCCCAGAAAACTCTTTATTCAATTTCTGTGTCTCAGAAATAATATCTTGTAATTCCTTAATATCACTTCCAAAACTTTCAATTTCTTTCTCTAATTCAGTGTTTTTCTCCTGTAACTTCCGAATCTGTTCATCACGTTCAAGAAGCAGTTTTTCAAGAATACTTACTTTTCTTTCATTAGTCACTTCTGACATACGTTTTCCTCCATTAAAATAGGAGAGGATATTTCACCTCTCCATAAATTATCTTCTTACTCCTTTGGCATAAGTTGCTTGGTTAATCTTTCTCACAACATTTTCAGCCTGTTTCTGAGCAACACCTTCCATCTGCTTAACAATCTTGTCTGTAGCGACACCTTCAACAATCGTTCTGTTGTCGATTTGATAAGTAGGAGATTGGGATGAAACTTTCTCAATAGGAATGTTCTTCAGATTGTCAATAATAGAATCAATCTGTGGAATAACAGGCTTAAAATTCAACAATGCTTGCGTCTGTTCCTTAGAAAGTACAGCTTCGCCACGTTGTAAGAAACTAATACCATCTTCACCAGAAAGTTTAACAAGATCCTTAATCACACCGCCAGTTGAGAACGAAGCGTCTTTTATAAGTTTCTTGAGAGCTGAAGCAATTTTCTCTCTATCATTCTTACCAGACAAATCACTTTTTACAGATACACCAAGTTTCTTCGCAAGAGCAACTTCATTAGCTATACTCAGAACTTGTTTATGCTGTTTATCATAAAGATACTGATTAAGAGCACCGTAATACGATTTCTTGTGTGTTGCCGAATCTGAATGCTTAGATATCCATTCTGTAATATCACTTGCTTTCTTTTTGAGTTCATACAATTTCTGTTGCTTATCGGTATTGTTACTTCCTGAAGAACCAGAACCGTTTCCGCTTGAAGCTCCTGAATCGTTTGATGATCCAATACCTTGTGTGTCTGTAACTTTTGTCTCTGCATACTTGGCACTTGCTTCAGCGGCTCTGTCAGCAGCATCACAAATAGATTGCCACGAAGATGCAATCAAACTAAGTTGTGCTGTAATGTTTGGAATGTTAGAAGATAATGTGCTTGCATAATCACCTACAGCGTTTCCACCCTTTTCCCAAGCATTCACAATGTACGATGATATATCATATCCAGTATCCTTTGCGATTTTCTCAATATTAGATGCAACCTGTGAAGAGTTAGCATTTACATATGTGAGAGCATCAGAGAAAACTTTATCTGTATCTTTCAGGTAGTCTTCAGCTTGTTTTTTGCTATTTTCAAGCATCTTATCGAGAGCATCTTCCTGATCGGAAACAGAATGATCGTACAACATGTCCGATCTATCTTTCTGTGCGTCTTGAAGATCGGATTTAAGTTGTTGTAATTTCTTCCGATTTTCTTCAGAATCGTCGCCTTCCAAAGCCGCAATCTGCTTTTCTAACTTAGCGATATTTTTATTAGAATCAGCTAACTTATCATTCCACTCTTTTAAGGACTTGTCTGTTTCTAACAATTCCTTTTTCTTCGAAATTGCTTCTTCCAAAGCATTATTCTGCGCATCTAATCCTTGCTTTACATAAGCAGCTAACGACTTCTTCGCTTCATTAGCAGACTTGATAGAATCACGCTGACCTTGCTGATAAGTCCTCAACTTAGAGTTGTAATCGTTAAGACCAATTTTGCCCTCATTATACATCTCATTCAAATCAGCAATAGCATCTTTGTACTTCTGAGCCTCAGCAAGATATGTATCATAATTCTGAGCGGTCAATCCCATAGCAGTAATACCATCCTGCGTAATCATTCCCGTATCACTGTCAAACAGATTGTCAGAATCAAGCATGTCAATTAAGAAATCTGTCTCGTCCGTGATGTCTCCAAGCTTATCAAGTAACTCGTCAAAACGATCAAACTTCAACTCATTGATAGACTTTTGAAACTCCGCAAGTTCTTGCTCATCCTGTTGAATAGATTCATAGACACCATTTAATGCTTCTTGTGCTTCATACCATTCATCGCTACCAAACTTAATCGTAGATAATTTCTTTGCAAGTTCTTCAGCTTCTTCCTGTTTAAGCTGCATATCAGACTTAACGGCATCTGCTTGACGTGTATAATAAGCTTCACCTATTAACAGACCTTTTGCTTCAGCTATACTAAGAGAATTGGAAACAGCGTTCTTTCTCTGCTCAATCAGCCCGGCTTTATTGTCATATCTTGCCTGTACCTCATCAAAGTGATCTTTCCTAGTCTGACGCACATTAGAGGTATGATCCTCTTTAGCCTGATTATAATTATCAGTTGCGGTATTCTTTGCAAGAAGATATTCATTATGTGCTATGCACTTTTTCCTAAGAGTGTCATTTTCAATCTTGTTAATAAGATTATACGAAATTGACTTATTGGATTTTAAATTACTCTTAATAGAATTAAATTCATTTTGAGTAAGACCAATGTTTTTAGCTTTTGTTTTTTTAAGAGACTTTGTAAGAGAACTCTTATTGGATTTATAACTCTTTGTTGCACCAGTATAAGCAGTTTTTGAAGCTGATAACTGGCTATTGTAGTTTTTAATAATCTGTTTATACAGATTGTCAATATCAGACGTACCGATTTTCTTTGTTGGATTAAATGTAAGATTACCTACCTTGGCATTCAGAATATCCATCTTTGTTCCAAGTTTTTCAATCTTATCAGAAGCACTGTCAATCGGGTTGTTCGCTAAAGTCTCATATAAATCCTTTAACTGATCCGTAAGACTGGTAACCTGTTCCTTGCAAGATTTTGCCTTTTCATACCAAGTCTGATAATCTTTCATGGCATTTTTCAGGTTTTCATTTTTGATAGTCTGGATTCCATCAGCGTCCAATGTACCATTACGGATAAGTTTCTTGTAATGTTCCAGTGTCTTGGATGATACACCTTTTTTGACCTTTTTTACATTCTTTCCGCTGCTAGAAGATGTAGATGTTGCATTGTTGATTTTGCTAAAACGTGAACCAGATACAAAATCCTTACGAGATGAAAGCTTGGAAACTCTTACAGATGCGCCAGTATGAGGGGATTCAATAAACTTACCGTCTCCACCATAAATACCTACATGTGTGATGTTGTTTTTGCTTCCAAAGAATACTAAGTCACCAGCTTGCAAATTTTTCTTCGATGTGATTTTTGTCCCCATCTTAGCCTGGTCAGCCGCATGATGTGGTAAACTTACACCAAACTTCTTGTAAATCTGCTGTGTAAATCCAGAACAATCCGCACCTTTTGTAAGACTTGCACCACCCCAAACATATTTCAGTCCAAGATAATCTGTAGCAGTATCATATACAGCATTTCCACCTGTAGAAGAAGATGATGAAGTTGTCTTTTTGCTATTCTGTGTTTTTGCGGCTTTATTGGCATATGCCATGTATTTCTTATATGCCTTTTCCTGTGCAGTAATAGCTTTAGTTGTAGCTTCGATAGCTTTCTTAGTCTGATTTTTCTTTTGACCAAATGTAAGAAGATCGTCAATCTTGTCTTTAGCCTTAGATGCCTTGTCCGTGAGATTATTAAGTTTGATCTCAATAAAGTCAAATACTTCGGCTGCATCGGATTTTGTTTTGGATTTGGATTTTGATTTTTTTGATGACGGAGATTTATAACTTGATGAACCAGAAGAATTTACTTTTACTTGTGGTATATCTAATTTTGCACCAGCAGAAGTTGTTACACCATTTACAATGTCTTGAATTGCATTGTTAATATTATTGCGCATTTCATTAGACATAATTGGATTGTCTGATAATCTTTGTTTTAATGCCGCAAGTTTATTTAAAGCTTCTGTACCTGCACCAGCCATTTTAGCAAGAGTGTAAATATTTTGACAATCTGCATCAGTTACAATAGTGTTTTTGTTACAATACTGTTTTTCCAATGTGAAAGCTGCAAGTTTTGCCTTTTCCTGTTCTGTAATATCACCAAGATTTTGAAGTTTAAGAATATCAGCAACTGTGGCATTTTGCAAATCTGTGGATGCATCGGCAGAAAGAAGTTTTTCAAATCTAAGTTCTTCTTCCTTTTTTGCCAAAGCCTCTGTTACAATTTGCTCGGCATTTTTAACGCCCATATCTTCAAGCTGAGTGATATAATACTGTTTGTTTTCATCGGTAAGATTAGCGAGAAAATTGCCATCATTTACCCATTCAGTAGCAAGAGCATTAGCTGCTTTCTGGCACTGATCCATGCTAGATTCAGAACTACCCATTACCTCTTCAAACTCATCCCATGATTCAAGACCACGGACTGAAACATCAAATCCTGCTAAATCAGAAGCGGATGCAACTGTACCATTTTTCTTGTCAGCAAGCATATCAGATATCTTAGAAATCTGTGTAGACATAGAAGAGAGCTGCGTAGAAGCGTTTACAAGACCATTTATTTTCTGTGCAAGTGCCTCTGCTGATAAACCTGTTTCATTCATCAACTGCTGACCACCAGCCAAACCTTCAAGTGCGTTTCCTGTTAATTGTCCTGCATTTGCAAGGTCAAGAAGGTCATCTGCCGCACCTTTTAAATCGGAATCGTCTGTGTTTTTGAGATTGAGCCATGCTTCGTCAAAAGAAGCGATAGATGGGGCAGCAGAATCAGCAGCATTACCCGTATCTTCAATAGCATCCACACCAGCATTCAAATCATCACAGAAAACTTTAAGATTAGAATCTTTTTCCCCTAAAAACTCTGCGTTATTAATCGCATTCATAAGGTTAGGATATTTTTGTAATTCTTCCTCTGTAAGCTTACCTTCTTGTGCCAATTGTTTAAGATCTTCTTTTGATTTCTCAATTCCGTTTGTATTGAAAATTTCTGAAATCTGAGAATTATTCCATCCTGCTTTGTCAGTATAAGAGTAGATTAACTTAATTATGTCTGCAATTTCTTGATATTTTGAAATTGTATTTTTTTCATCGGAGGACAAAGATTCTCCATTAGACTTCTTTTTGACAGCATTATCATAGGCATCTTGAAGATTGTTCTTCTTCTTTGTGAGATCTTCGATATTGTTATTTAATGATGTTGTATATTCATCTACAGTATCAATACAATCTTGTAAATTCTCTTCATAATACTTAATATCATCCTTAGAACCAGATTTCAAAGCTTTGTTATATCTCTTTTGTGTCTTTTCCATCTGCTCCGTATAATATTCAAAAGATGCTAAATTGCCAACAATATCATCGCTGTTTCGAGCTTCCTGAAATACGCCAGTTGCTTTTGACTGAGCAAGTTGAGTATCAACCGCATTTTTATCAATATCACCTTTCCCATATTGTTTATTAAATGCAGTTACTGTTTTATCTGCCGCCTCTCGCGCAGAATTAGCCTTCTCTTTTTCTTCAATATTTTTTTGAAGTTCTAACTGTCGAGTAGCTTCTTTTAATTTATCTAGTTCTTCCTGTTCAACGTATGTGAGTTTATCTTTTTTATTAAGTTCATCAATACTTTTATTTTGTTCTTCTAATTGAGAAGTTGTGTCTTTTAATGCTGTTTTAGCAGAATCATACTCACTTACAGCTTCATTCATTGCTTCATTGGCTTTTTCTACACGATGGATATAATTATCAATAGCTGTAACAGCTAATTGAATGCCTTCTGCGATAAGCATACCAGCAATCATATTTGCCGCCATCTTTAATCCTTCTAAGGCAATATTAGCTGCTTTAGCACCAATGGTCATTTGCTCTAATCCATTATTGTAAGCAATAGCAGACTGCCTTGCTGCATTATGAGCATTTTTTACATCATCAAGAGATACTTTAGTTAAGTCATTTTCTTGAACAAATTTTACTTGCCATTTTTCACCTTCTGATAATCCTTCAAAGTATTTTTGCCAACTAGACTGATTAGAATCAACTAATTCTTTTTGTTCCAATAGATTATCTAAAATACCTTGCGGATTTTTTTCATAAACAGAAAGATCTTTTAA